TGCATATTGTTATTAAATCCTTTAAACGTTACGTTTTCAGGTGTTTCTACAAAGTAAGGGCCGTATGCGTTCCAATTATCTCCTAAATTAAGAGTTGTCGGTCTATTAGCGTACATAGACATAGCCGAAATGTTCCAACGCTTAGGGTTTACGTTGAAGTTCCCATCCACTGTATTATTGGTAATGTTCATTTTCAACACATCGCCATAGCGTTTGTACACAATACCATTTTCTTCGCATTCTTCATCAGCAACTGCACCAGTTTGATCGCCAGCAATCGTATAATCGCCTACTTTCGCACCTGTGAAATTGTGATAAGTGAGTTTAATATCATCTTCACCTAATGGCGGAATATTCACGTTACAAGCTCCAGTACTGTCAAGCGTGAAAGGTGTATCATTGCCGACTACCTTAACGCTGTAATGAGGCTCGCCTGTAACGGATACCACTTGTTGACCTTGGATTACGATTGGAATGGCCAAAGTCTTAAACTCAATCCTAGGAAACGGCTTGCCAACATTTCCAATTAAGGCTGTTAGCACGTCGTCAATTTTGGTACTTTCACACCACACATTACCTTGCAATAAGAGTTGATGTGCATTGTCGGCCGTAGCACTTACGCCGTCATCGCCCTTATCACCCTTAGGGCCTTTCAAGGCTTGCAATTGCTCTGGCGTAAAGTCCTCATATCGGAATGAGTCGCCTTTTGAACCAGGTTCACCTTGAGGACCTTTTAAGCTATCAAGCCATTCCTGTTCAGTACCCTTAAACCCGTGAGCAGCTGCGATTTCATAAGCACTTTTTCCATTATCGCCTACCATGGTTGCTTTTACTTCCGCCTCTACTTTAATCGGACCTTCAATTCTTACTGGTAACGCTTTGTTTTGCATAATACATTCCTCCTCTAATCATGCATGGCCACATCCTGAATTATGTTGACTACCCCCATGCCCAGTTTATAATATCGGCTAGGCTCCGATTCCTTATATGCAAAAGCATCATACACATGCTCACCAAAGGACTTAATTTCTAGGGTATCCTTTCCGGAAATATTGAATGTCGCAATCTTCCCAGATACTACCCCTTGCACTTTAATAACAAGCGGACCACTTGCTCGCTTTCGTATGGCGAATACTGACTTAAACCCTGTCAAATCCACATTGTCATCTTGGACTGCGTAAACTATCCCGAAATCCTCGCCAATATTGAGGTCTATATCTTTTACATTCATTACTTATCGTCTCCCTTAATTGAATGGAATCGTACCTTGTTTATCGTACCCGGTCACATCGACTACCAAATACTGAGATGTGGTTTTACCCGAGCAACCTACAGGATACGTAGTGACTGTATTCCAATTAATGAACTGATACGATTTCAGCGATACAGTACTCTCATCGTGAAATCTGAACGTTTGCCACACTCGCCCCGTGTGTGACTTTTTATCTCCATTATTAATATTAGGCCCCCAAACGGATGCATCGATTACGGACATAGGAATAATTGCAACCTTGACGCCATATGACTTTGGATCACGGGCCATGTCTGTAAAAGTATCTGGAACGTAGTTTGATAACTGACTATACCAATCATGCACATAGTGATCAATTACACGTAGGTACCTGATGCGGCTATCATATATCACATCATTATGCAGATCGTAATCTGTTGCCCAAGACGCTTTATAATATTTGTGACGGCCAAGAACTTGCAATGCCGTATTAGGCTTACTACTTCCTACCTTGTCAACAAATCGAATACGAGGCGTGTCTGCATTAGCCATAACATCCTCGAAATAACCGAAGCAGTAGAACTTGATGCCAGCTTTTACTTCATTAACCATTGCTTGCGTTACCTTTTCGCCTGGCTTAATTACATCCACTACCAGCACCATTAATCGCTCACGACGTTTATGAACCCACTGAGCTGCAAATTCATATCCTTGTGGAACTGACACTGCGATAAGAGGTGCGTCACCATGATATATATGGTTAGTGACATAAAATATCTGGATTACGTTAGCCTCCCCTGCAATATATCCATATTGGAATTTACTTGTAGGTACCAGCATAGGCGTGTAAGCTACAGGCTTGAGCGGGATTTGAACCGTTGGCGTTATCCCCCTCATAGCCCCGGTGTAAAGAACTGCATCTTTTTGTTTAGGGAAACTAAGATATACTAGATTGTCATAGGTATCGTTTATAATTGTGACACCTTCTTTATTCTGGATGTTAATAAATTCCATACGCCAGCCACCCTTCATACGTAAGACCCTTAAATTGACGATTGATATTATACTCATCCTGGGACACTGCAAAATAATATGTTATGATATTGCCCCTAACCTCTGCCACTAAGTACTGTCCCATAGCTGCAGCCCAGACATGTTGACCAGGCTGCAATCCATTCACAGTAATTTGTTGACGTCGATTAGGAATGTCTGATACATACATCCGCCCATCAATACGTGTGAGCCTTTCCTTGAGATTTAGTATTATATTGCCGTTAACGTCATAAGCTAATATATGCGGTTCCATAATACCTCCTACCAGCACCCAAGTTTAATCCGAGGGTTGTTATCATCATCAAAACCTGTAATAAGATTATCCTGAATCTCAACACGAGCGCCGGTCTCTTTCGAACGAAGTAACCCGATTGTACCGGACACCGCCGATAAATTATCAACCTGTAATTTATCGGCAGTGACTGCGTTAGCCTGAATCATCCTATTAACAATGACGTTGTCATCGAACTTAGTCGCTCCAGTGATGTGAATCAATTTCCCCGCAATGTATACCCCGGACTGACTGAGGTTAATGCGAGACACCAACTCACCACCATCAATCTCACCAATACTTTTTTTAACTTGTAAATCGATGCTACCAGCTAACTCAGTAATGCGAGATTCCGTATGTGACGCCAAATTCGTAATTCTTCTAGTGGTCTCTTTAGAATTCGTATTGAATTTCTTATCAAGCTCCTTAATTCGCTCATCAACTTTATTCAGCCCGAGAGACTCAAGATCTAGCAAGCTCGCATCAATTTGTGTCTTAATCACGACTTGCTTCTCGTTAACGAATCCATCTCCGAACACATCAACAAACGAGCAACGTATCCGGTATATTCCGGCTGAGTTCGAATATGTCAGCATGGTGCTAGTAGTTTCAAAAGCATCGGTGCGTTCATCTCCGATCACGTGGCATCTGATTGCATATGCTTGTGCTGGTTTAGTTGAGAAATAAAGATTAAATCCCCCTAACTGGCTTTTTACTACAAGCTCAGGCGCGGCCAACTGAGGAACGTTATACTCATATGTTGCTGCAGTCGAGTATTTGCCCAACGTGCTTCGAGCATATAAATAAACAGTATCCGCTCGTTTAGATAGAGTAAGTACAGCAGATGTACCTTTAACTCTTGCCAATAAAGCATTCGTATCTTTACCAGGATTATTATCGGTACGTAATTCGTAATAGTCGACGTCAGCATTCAGCACCTCATCCCATGATGCGGTGGCATTTCTGCCGAACGCAATACCAAAATTACTAGGCATGGCAGGTATCGCATCCATAGGTTTGACTATCACATCAACCATTTGGGCTGTTTCTGCTCGGTTGCCAAATCGGTCAACCGAGATTGCTTTGATTCGATACTCCTCACCAGGACCTAATGATTTGATGATAACCTGGCTATTACTACTGCCAGCGTACTGCCATTCTTGCCCCGCTACAGGTTTTCCACTTTTTGATTTTAAGAGATACCAAACCTCGGCCACATCGAAATTGGCAGGATTACTAGGCGGG